GGCTCCGCCCATCGCAGCCAGACCTACTCCAAACGGACCCATCTCATCGAGCGCACCCGTGAGCGTACCCTTCAACGTACCTATCGGGTCCTCGATCGCACTCTTCAGCGTACCACCGATCTTCTCGCCCATGTCGGCAACTGCGTTGTAGGACTTCGCAGTTAGGTCGTCCCAGACAAGAGATAACCCGGCCCCGGCTTCCTGCTTGAGGCCATCGATCGCACCCATGAGGGTTTCGAATGGGTGGTCGAGCGCCGCGTTCATCTCGTCGCTGAACTGTCGACCACCTGCAGCCGTGCCATCCAGAACGTCAAGGATTTGATGCCCTAGCTCCGTCCAGGTCGTGGCAATCCCGTCGGTTGTATGCTCGATCGACGTCGCCACCGCATCCAACTGCTTGGTGAGATCGTCTTCGAGCTCGATACGACCAGTAAGTGTGCCTATGTCCACGGCATCCCTCTACGATTCTTTATCTTTAGCCCCATGGTCATGCGCATGCTGAATCAATTCGATGATCGCCCACTGTTCCTGCCACGTCTGCTTCTTCTTCGGCGGATCTGGAGGAGCGTCCGGCTCCTTCCAGGTCAGCACGTAATCTTTTAAATCCAACTCGAGCCGCTTCGGCCGCTTCGACTTCTTCACCCCGACGGCCGCCAGGACCACATCCACCAATTGCTGCTGCATCTCGAAGATGTACTTCGAAACCTGAGCTGCGCGCCAATCCGCTTTTCGACTCTCCCGGTCAAACGGTTCTAACGCAACAAATTCCTCCCACGCCAGAAGCTGTTTCGCGGTGAGCGACCGGAGCAGCCGATTGACGTTAGGCTGCTTCAGTCGTACCGCTAACTGATACGCAAAGAACCGATGCGACTGGCGCTTCAACCCTTTTTTGAGGGAGCCTCCGCTGGAGGAGTGAGACCATTCAACTTCAGGACTTCACGAACGATGTGGTCGATCACCTTGTGACTCTTGGCACGAAGAAGCGGAATGTGCTTCTCCGTTCCAATTCGTTTACCTGTAGAGTTGACGAGCGATTTGACAATGAGGCGAAGACCGGCCGTACGCTTCGCTTCGCCTTCATTTGCCTCGTTCCACTCGATCATGTCACCCGCAGTGAGCGATCCAATACGAATCTGTCCCTTCCACCCGTCCACGAGGGCATACTCCACGTCATCTGCCGCGAGCATGTCTTCGACCGACTCGTACACGCGTCCATTCACTTCGTCTTCATCTGCCATGGTGAGCCTCCAGGCACTACCGAGTTTACGAACTAGCCGACCGACACACCGCCGATCGACATCTTGCCGGACATACGGACTGTGATATCCCCGTTCTGCAGCCCGTCAACCGGATCCCCCATCGCGATCTTCTGCACCTGACCCGACATGATCCATGCCAGGCCGTTTGGAAATGTGTACTTCCAACCTCGCACCAGATTGTCGATGATGCCCTTCTGGATACCGGTGATGTGGTCGTGAGTCGGCTCACCGGACTCCATGAAGTTGATTTTGAACGCCAATGCCTCACGGCGAAGGACGCCCAACACGTACGTGTCGATGTCGACGTTCTGGGTCGTCGCATCGAACTCGTTCCTCGATAGGCCCGGTGTGTTAATGTCACCGAGCTCGCCGATCTGTACCATCGGCTGGCCTGGCGTCGGTTCCCACCAGATTAGTGCACCATGTCCTGACTTTGCCATCGCTTCCTCCTATGACGGTTCTTTTTCCGCGTCGAAGTTGTACTTCACCTGCGCGCGAGCCGTTGCATCCAAACTGCCGTCGTACAATTGCTGATTCGGAATGATCGATAGATACCGCACTCCGCTCAACACCACCTCGAACAATCCCTCATCTCCACCCAACGCGTTATATACTTGCACCGCCCGCGCCCGCGCATCCTTATAGCTGTTCGCAGTCACAGTCACATGGCACGACGGCCGCTGCGTACTTTTGTTGTTCTGGGTACGGCGTGAAGTGGTTCCACCGTACTCGATCAACACAGTGAATGGATCCCCGCCAGTCGGGAGATTGGCTGCGGTACTCATGAACAGATCCACACCAATCGTGCCCGCACCCTGCTCTACGATGCGCGCTGCTATCTCGTCAAGAAATGGCATCACACACTCCGATTCAAATCGATCCGCACGGCGATCCGCTCATCCAGGTACGGAGCGGACTCCTTCAGTGGCCCCTCCATGAATTTCCATTCACCAACTTTGTGAAGGGCGTAAGGATTTTCATGCACATACACTCCGTACGGAGCTTGCTGGCCCGTCGCCACGGTTACCGAAATGACGTTCCCCTCGATCTCCGGCAACTCTGCATGGATCGAGTTGCGCAAGTTTCCTGGGTGAGGTGCGTGCGGCGTCATATCCACCGGGCATCGCTGCTTCATCTCAACTACTTCGACGTTCATCTCCTGGTACATCGCGCGTCCAACGTCCTTTGGAAATACGTTCGCGATCTTCCGGATTACCCCGACCATCGGCTCTCGCCCACGAACTCGCCAACTGATACTCATGCCGTCACCTCCGTTGGCGTCATCGTCGTTGGTACCGTAGCTGGGAACAGTGTGCGATCGACGGCGTCGGAGAACAAGCGACCTACTTCGGGCCACTGGTATTGCGGCCGCTGTGCACAACGCAAGGCGAGCTGACTGTACAGGTGCCGCTGCTGCGGATCCGAGTACATCATATCCAATGCTTCGACAAACTGATCCTCGTCGGCGATCCCGCCGATCGCGTTCACCTTGCCGATGGTCGCTGCGGTCGAAGAGCACTCCACCAACAACGCAGCCCCACGAGCCCACTCACCCAGCGCGGCCCAATCCGGTGCGATCTGCGGAATGGCACTCGCCATGCCTTCCTTCGTGGTCAGTCCATCACCCTCACCCTGGGTGGTAGTGATCTGCACGTCGAACGCACGATAGGTGTGGACCATTTCGAGGTCAGACGATCCAGACCACGCCTCGGACTCCGATATGATGATATTCCGGTAGATCCCGTAGAACGCCGCCAGCTGCTTCAGGTTGTACCCCGTCTCCCCAGTGGGCGCGACATGCAGGTACAACCAGGCATTCTTTGGACACCCGGCCTGATGCCACCATTTGGAAAAGTATCGGATCGACAGGTCCAATCGCTTGCGCACTTGGTTGCGATTGACATTGCCCACGATAAATCCGTCGAGGCATCGGTCCGGCAACTTCAACGCCCGACGCGCTTCGGTTCGATCACCCGGAGTAAACGTGGTCGTGTCCACCCCGAGCGACACCACGGCCGACGGCTTCGTGAACCCACCGAGCCGAGCTTGCTGCTCACCAAACTGGGTGTAGAAGATGGCCATGGCCAGATCGTTCATGTCTGTGCCGCGACAGTTCAAGCCATCGACGGCGACGAACCCGATGACGGGCACATCCGCGTACTCCGGGATCGGTTTCAGTCGACGCATGTACCCAGGAAAGTTCCACGGATCCTGTTGAATGGCAATCGCATCCGGCTTCACCAGGTCACACATCCACACCGTACGTAGCACCCCGAACATGTCCCCGCCAGCGGCCGCGGTGTAGATAGGGTAGGCGTACTCCGGTGTCGGATCACCCCGATGATTGATCCCGAGTATGGTAACGTCCCATGGATTCGGATTCACCGGGTTCGCTCGGTAGTCGAGGTAGTTGCATACTCCGTGTGTACCCTTGGCAAACCCACTGGCACACGCCGCATCACCGATCCACAGTAATCGTCTCATCGTTTGACTCCGAGTATGTGTACCTCACCGCCGTGAAACGGATGACGCTGCGCACTGACCAACTGTACCCCCAGCTGCATCCAGGTCGTGGCCCACTCCTGGAGGTCGAGTTGATTCAAATGCGCGGGTTCCGGATCATAGTCCAAGTTCGGCGTCACGTGGGCGATGTACCCACCCGGCCGGGTCACCCGCAGGATCTCCGATAATCCGTCGTCCGGATCGCCGAGATGCTCCAACACATGACGCGAGCACACCAAGTCGAACGATGCGTCCGGGAACATGTGCATGTCTTCGACGAACCCCAATGAAATGTCCAGTCCACTCATCTGAGCGGTGGTGACACTAGGTTCGTACAAGTCGATCCCCGAGATCCGCCCATCCGAGGCCAGCCACTCCTTGAGCAATGGCCACTGACCTCCGCTCGCCGATCCCAATTCGAGAATTGCCTGCCGGTCGTGTGGTACCATCAACAGTAGCGTACGATACGACTGCTCGTCGGTCTTCACGATCGTTTCGTTCTCGCCGGTCTGCACACGCGCGAGATGCATCTCGGTCATCCGGCGATGATGATCGTAGTTCAACTCACGCACGCGTTCGATCGTTTGTAAATCCATCGTCCCTCCTCAACCCAGAAACACTTCTGTCGCTAGCGGGTGCCCTGTACCCGCGTCGATGAACCCTTTCATATCGAGTATCGGCCCGGTCGTGCCGTCCGGCATAGTGATCTCGTCTTGATCACCAATGCCTTCCCCGTTGGTAATACGAACCACATCCTCGATGTTCAAGAACTGAACCGACGACCGACTCACGGCGAGTTGGCCGTTCGACGTAGTCAGACTAACTTGTATCCAGTCGCAGATAGCCGGTACCTGAACTGGATCACCGAACGCATCACCACCGTACCCGTCGTCACCCAGATGTCGTCGATAGGTAACGTACGCCTGAATCGGTTTGGTAATCTTATCGGTGATCGCCACACCTCCACGTAAGATCTTCAGCAGCCCCTGAGCTGGGATGAGCTTCGGCGGTGGAAGCGATGTCGACTTCGTCGTTGGGTTCTTCTTGGCCACGGCTATCTATCCACTGAGAAGTAAAACGGATTGTACCCGCCACCACCTTTGCCGCCCGCACCGATCAGTATCGGCATCTCTTTGTACCACGACGGCGGCAGAATGATACGCGCCGCATCCGGTACGTTCTTCGACAGGTACGCGTAGTTGGTGTTCATCAACGCGACCATCTCGCTCTGAGTGTAAGTCTTACTGAACGAGGTCATGACCGATCCGGCCCGGACCATGGAAATACCTTGCACCAGTGCGTCGTTCGTCGCCGTCAAATCCGTCACCGACAACTGCCGGGCGTACTCCGACTGAGACATCTTAAGTTCACGAGGAATGGTTGTCGGATCGATTGGAAATCCATTCCGTGTGACCATCCCGACTCGCGGCCAACACAACTGCTGCTCAGGGGTAGCTGCGTTTCCCGTCCAGAGGAAGGTCGAGTCCAGCAACAGCGCCGCGTAGAGAAGTGCACTCGTCTTCACTTCTGGGGTGAGTGACGCCCACGAATCCGCAAATGGACGACTGGAGTTGTAATCGTCCGCCTCCGCCAGATCGGCGTACGAGTTTGTGTCCGGTCCTCCCGGAGTGACGATCAAATCCGCTGGCATATGCATGCTCCCAGACCCACGTGCGTGAGCCCGCACGTGGATCCTTGAGTTTGTTGCTCTCTCCTACTTGACGCCGATGACGATTCCGCTGTTGCCGTCGTAGTCCGTCTTGAACCGGGGGATCATGATCGCCATGACCATCCAGAACATGGTGAACCGGTCGTTGCTCGTCCAAGGAATCAGGGTCGGGGCCAGCCCAGTGATCATGTCGACCACGTCGTTGGTCATCTGGATCATGAACACCTGTGGTCCGGTGGACGCCTGGGGCATCTGATCGGCCACACGGACTCCGGCAAGGCCGGGGATCCGCATGAGACGATCGTTGATCGTGTCGGTGGTGTTGACCTTGAAGTCGCCCGCGGTCATGTTCCCACCCTTGGTGCCCGTGTACAGGTAGTACGGCCCGTACTTCTTCCTCGACTGCAACACCCCCATCATGTTGATCACGTCTTGGACCATCGCGGGGCCGGTGGTGCCGATGGTGTTGACCCCTGTCCAATCCGCAGTCAACTGATACTGGGCGGCGTTGGGTGCGTTCAGCACCCCAGGTGTGGTACCCTGACCGATCGTGACACCTGCGCCGTTGATCGAGGCATCTTCAATCGCCTCGTTCACCCGACGCGTCGCCTGGGACGTCATCGCGGTGTCCAGTGGGGTTCCCACCCGCTCCGACATCTTCAACGTACGCACGCCGAGGTTGAAGTCGTCGGTGGTGAGATACACCGGGATCGTAGCGAACTTCCGATCCGGCAGCTGGTTCTCACCACGAGCCGACGGATTCATCGTACGCTGGGCCCCGCCGGTCTTCGACTGCATCTCCCACGACACTTCCATGATCGATAGCGGATCGGTCAATGGAAATGTGAGACCTGCAGAGAGGATGTCTCCGGCGAATACCAGACGTTCCAGGCCGACATCGATGACGGCCTTGTCGTAGATCTTCTGTGCGTTCTCTTCCAATGGAGACGCCGATCGAAGTTCTGCGATGGACAGACCTGAGCCCAGGAGCCGAAATGCCATCGACGCAGGGGCTCCTCCATGTACACGTTCGAGTGCCATTAGACAGCCTCCGCCTTGACAAATCCCGGATTTCCAATCGCTCCGGTACTGTTGTTCGTGTCCTCGGTTGCGATGAAGAGCGCGGTGGCTGCCGTACCTTTGCGAACGGTACCGTCACCGGCAGATTCGAGGAAGTCCCCAGCCACGACGGCCGGAGCACCCGAAGCGATCTGCACCCACGCCGTATCTCCCGGCGACAGGATGCCGACTTCCATAGGTGTCTCCCCAGACGCCCACTTGTCGGTCATGCCGCGGTTGAGCATGGACGCGTTGAGCGCTACCGCTCGCTGCGCCAACCCGGCCGCGACATTGTTCTTTCGGAACGCCGACACGCCGGGCGCTTTCTGGTAGCGCATGACCAACGCGCCCGGGAGGATGTCCTCTCCCGCGCCGATGTCGTTCACGATAACGGCATGTCCGCCGTCATGTCCACCGAGCAACACAGTGCGCGGTGGGTAACGAGTAATCGCCATCTAGTTCACCTGAACCCTTCTGTCCTAATCGGACCTGTGTTAGTGTTTCGTACCCGCCGCTGCCGCTGCCGCTCGCTTGTCCAGCGCGATCCGGTACCCATCCGGTGGCGGCTGGGAGAGGTAGTCGTCGCCGCTGCCCTCGGCCGCACGCGGCCCCGCCTGTCCGCTGAAGTCGGTCGTCGGCACTTCGACCTTGACCAGTGCCGCGATCTCCTGCAACTGTTCGACCGACTTGGTCTTCAGCTGCGCTTCGGTGTACACCTTCTGCGCCGTCTTCAACCGACCGACGAGATCGGCCTTCTGTCGGGCGTCCGCTGCTTTGTGACGCGCGACCATGTCCCGAATCGACGCCGGTGCCGAACCCAGCCACTCCTCTTCGCTCAGTTCCTTCTCGGCCTCCTCGGCAGTGCGGTGACCCTTGGCTCCCTTGGCAGGGGCAGCCTTCTTGCTCCCATCCGCGTTCTCGGTGTCCTCGTCCGCTCCACCGTCGGCCTTGTCCTCCGCGTCGCCGTCGGCCTTGGGCGGGAACTTGCCCTTGGCCGCTTCACGCGCGTCCGCGTCTTCCTTGACCTTCTTCTTCACCTCGGCGTCGGCCTCCTTCTCCGCGTCGGCCTTATCCAAGGTGTCGGCATGATCCTCCAACGCCTTGAGTCCGTCGTCGGATGCCGCGGTCAGGATCTTCTCATCCTTGACCGGGTTGTTTTTCCTTCCTACCAATGCTTTGATCCGCTCGGCCTTTGTCATTCCAACCCTCCTGTTCAAAAGATCTATCGCCTACCCAAGACGTGTTTGATGATCGTATCGGCCACGATCGTGTTGGCGATTTTCACGTCGCCAAGCTTGATACTGCCGCAATCGCATGCGGCCCGCTGCTCCTCTGGGGTCAGCATCCGCTCCCCGGGAGCCAACATCGCGGGAACGGTATCGTCGTTCCTCGGTACTGTACCACCCACCCGCTCGTAGCCGTCGGCGCTGGTCATCCATCGGGTGCCGCAGCCCATGGATACGGAGCACGCCCCGACCTTCCCGTCCGACAGGATCGCGATGTGGTCTTGGACGATGTGCCGCCACACGGCCTGGTACTTCTTGCCATTGTACTCGCCTGCCCTGGCTTCTGGGAGTATGAATACGCCTACGGAGACTTCCAACGGATCGTTGGGGTCCTCCGCTTCGATGCGTTCCAGTAGGCGATGACCTTCCTTGCCCAAGCCAGCCGCGCGTTCCGGATCCACCCACAACTCCGTGTCCAACGCCGACGAACTCATCCGCGTGTTGAACGCCCGGCCGACCTGATGTCGCTCGAGCACCTCCGGATCGTTGGCCGAAACCTTCTTGCCATTGAGTTCGGGATGGTTCAGGACTACGGGTCGTCCGTTCCATCCGTTGTAGGCAATGCCGAACTCTTCGGCCAGCACCAACTCCGGCGTCTCACTGTTGACCGCATGCAGCACTCCTTCCACCAATGCGGTCACGGGCACTACCAAGTGCGGACGCCCACGGTAGGTACCCGTACGGACCTTCCCAGCGGCCGCGACGAGATGCACGTCTCGTGATTCTGATTTTGACATACTCTCCTCGTTGTACGACTCCTCGCCCAATGACTTCGTGCAGATCGCTGCGGCGGATGCGGAGTCGTGACCCTGGGATTGTACCTTATCCCAGCAGCGATGCCACTTCTCCGAATGCTTTCCTTTGCCAGGCATTAGCGGTGCACTCCTAAGTCCTGTTCCAGTAGTCTCAGCCGCTCACTCAAGTCGCGTGTCCGCTTCAACGTACGTCGTGCTACCACTGCCGCGCCGATAGACGCGACGGAGGCGATCACCGCGAGTAGGATGACGAGTATCATACGACCAACCCTACGGTACACCGACAGTTCGGATGGGCCGGAGGGCCGTCTTCCTCGAAGTCCTCGCCTAGCTCGACGGTCTCTCCGTCCATGGCATCGCAAATGTCGCATGCATCTGGAGTAGTGATCCAGACCATGAGCTCTTTCCCAGTAAGGTAGTCGTCCTTCACCGCCTGATTCCACAATTTCTTCTGACCTTCGTTGATTGCACGTGCCGATTCGGTGCGCGCTATGGTTCTCGCGCGGGCCGGATCGTCGAAGATCTTATCGATCCGAGTAAACGCCGACTTCCAGGTCGAATCGCCCGACAGCACATCGCCGATGACATCACGCAACTCGTCGCGGGTGGTTTTGGTAATCCCATCGATGAGTTCACCTGCATGCTCTCGTGCCCAGGTCTCTGCCGCCACATTCGACTTATTGAAGGCGTACCCCTTAGGCGGCTTCCCCTTCGGGGGCGCGAGCGCGCGCATGTAATTATAAAGGTCAGACTCAGCGACCGCGGCACGGGCCAATGGAGTGGCCGCACCGAGGTCAAGCACCAGATTCGTGGCTGCCACGTCACCGCCTGATGACAGGGCGTCAAACAGCAGACGCGGCAGCCCACTCCTCATGGCCTCATCGGTCACCTCCACCGCATGGTTCAGTACGACCTCGGCCTCCTGGTGATCGGCGACCGCTTCTGGAGGTAGTGTGCGACGGCCCTTGGCAAATGCCAGTGCGAAGTGATTGTACAAGATACGCTCCTGCACATTCGCTGCCCATAGCGCCCGCTTCCACCCAGGCATACGTTGGGTCAGCACCCGCACAATCCGCCGAAGGGTCGGTAGCGACGTATCCACGTCCGTCCCGTTTAGGCCGTCGGCTTCGGCGGCGTCGGTACCGGTGTGGGTGGCGTGGGTACCGGCGTAGGCCTTGGTTGTGGCTTCGGCGGTGTCCTAGGCGGAAGTGTCGGTCCAGTCATTTGTCCCTCTCCAACTCTCTACCGATAAACAAACCTACGGCCACACCAAGACCATACGCGCAGAATACGAGTATGGTCAATCTGTCTCTCCTTCTTCAATATCATCGTCGTCGGGATCATCAAGGACGAGGTCGTCGTCCTCGTCGTCATCATCCTCGTTCTGCTCGTCGCTGTCTTCGTCCTCCAGTTCGGCGTCGATGAGGCCATCGGCTTCGTTCTCGTCCTTGTCGTTCTCCACTTCGAAGTCCATGTCCTCGTCGCTCATGAACCGTTCCTTCCGTACCTCGTCGTCGCCCATGGGATCCACCTACCGTTCCTTCAGTTCGATGATGTGGAGATTCTTACCGATGTGCGCCTTGACTACCTTGTACCGACCGGCCGGCATGACGACTTCCCGCTCACTCTTCCAGCCGCTCAACCGCTCAATGGCTACCCCAGTACGTACCTGCACCCGCATGAACGTACCCTTGTCCTGACCCTGACTATTGCTACCAACGAACTCACGAGACTGATGCGGATCGCGCGAGCTGGGTACCGGCCGTTTGAGATTGATCGTCTGTCCCGCCTTCACGTTCTTGAACGGATGCGACTCACTGCCTCGGTACACAATACCTCTGTACTTGGGCGCATCCGCCATTACTTTGGTCATCTGCTTAGCGATGTACATCCCGTGGGCACTGCCACCCCAGCTATCAATGATGCTGGCGTGGTCGTCGTTGTCGAACGGATTGTCTCGGTAGTTCTTCTTTAACTTCTTCTCCCAGTCCTTCTGGACCTTCTTGTTGAGCTGGGCATCACCCTTGCG